ATCTGGAGGTGAGATTCAGGGGCTCACCTATGCACTTGATGAACTTCACGCCCTGCTACAGAAGGTTAATTATGACGACGACTCTGATAGTACCTGACTACATCCTCGCGCAACGTGAGGCAAAAAAGAAAGCCGAAGAGGCTGCAAAACAAAAAACCCTAAAAGAAAGAATTCCGCAACCCACTGGTTGGCGTTTGCTCGTCATGCCGTATATGGGTCGTGAGAAGACTGAAGGTGGGGTTTATGTACCTGATCAAGCAAGAGAGCGTGAGGCACGAGCCACTGTCGTAGCTTATGTACTGAAGGTAGGACCTTTGGCATATAAGGACGCGGATAAGTTTGGCGAGGCTGGACCGTGGTGTTCTGAGGGTGATTGGGTATGTATCGGAAGGTATGCTGGTTCTCGATTCCAGATTGAGGGTGGCGAAGTCCGGATTATTAACGATGATGAAGTCATCGCAACCATCGTCGATCCAGACGATATAAAAACATACGGAGCTTAGTATGCAAGAAGAACTACCCGAAAAAGAAGAACTAGAGGTTATTGCCGAGGACGAAGAAGGTGGTGAGGTTGAAGAGCAAAAGGAAGAGCTCAAGGCGGAAGACCAAGCAGAGTCTAAGGACGATGATGATGAATTAGAGAATTATTCCGAGTCTGTTCAGCGCCGTATTCGTAAGCTTACAAGTAAGTATCGTGAAGAAGAGCGGCAGAGACAGGCGGCTATTGAGTACGCTGAAGCGGTAAAAAAACAAAATGATGAGCTACAGCATCGTCTAACAAAATTAGATGAGTCTTATGTTGGTGAGTTTGGGACGCGGTTAGAGTCTCAGGTGATAGCAGCAAAAGAAGCTTACAGAAAAGCTCATGACGAGGGTGATGTTGACGCCATGTTTGAGGCGCAAGAAAACATCAGTCGTCTTGCCATGGAGCGGTCTCGCTACGATCAAATCAAACAACGTAATGAGGCAGCACCCGCCCGTCAACAAGCTCCTCAAGAAGTCCCAGCACAAGCTCCACAAAGAGCGGCGCCGGCTAGGCCAGATCCAAAAGCTGAGGCTTGGGCGGAAAAGAACAACTGGTTTGGGCAAGATCAGACCATGACATATGCTGCTTTTGGCATACATCGTCAATTAATTGAGGATGAGGGGTTTGACCCAACGTCCGATGAGTACTATACTGAGTTAGATCGCAGAGTCCGTGTTGAGTTTCCACACAAGTTTCAGAACTCAAGACGGGATGCGGGACCCAGAGTCGCTTCTGCTGAGTCCACGGCTTCTAAGTCGTCATCCAAGGGGCGCAGAACAGTTAAGTTGACTCCTTCGCAAATATCAATTGCGAAACGTCTGAATGTTCCGCTTGAAGAATATGCAAAGTATGTGAAGGATTAAAACAATGGCTGATAGAACAACTCGCGAAGCAACAACTCGCGCAAAAACTACACGGCGTAAGCCGTGGACACCGCCTTCTAAGTTGGAGGCACCGGAAGCACCAGCAGGTTACAAGCATCGTTGGATTCGTACATCCCTTCGTGGTGAAGATGACAAGTTGAATGTGAATGCAAAGATCCGGGAAGGGTGGGAACCAGTAAGGGCAGAAGAATATCCTGAACTGGCCGACCGTTATCCAACAATTGAAGATGGTAAACATGCTGGAGTTATCGGAGTAGGCGGACTAATGCTTGCTCGAATTCCAGAAGAAACGGTAGATGAAAGAACTGAATATTACCGGGAGCAGACCCGCAATCAAATGAAAGCCGTGGACGATAACCTGATGAGGGAACAACACCCCTCAATGCCGATTCATAATGAACGGAAAAGTCGTGTATCATTCGGGGGCAAGGACTAACCCCCACACTTGATAAGGAGTAAGCAATGGCAAACACTAATGTTGCCTTCGGCCTCAAGCCGATAAATACTGCCGGTAGCACACCTGCTACTAGCGGTACAAACGCATACTTCATCGACAGCAGCGCAAGCGCGATCTATCAGGGGTCAATGGTGAAAGCGGATAACGGTGGTGAAATCGTTATTTGTTCTGCATCCGGAGACACTGAAGCTCCCGTAGGCGTATTCGCTGGCTGTGAGTATGTTTCTTCCGTGACTGGTAAAAAGGTCTTTTCAAATTATTGGCCCGGTTCGGGTGCGAACACAAACTTCGATATTATCGGATATGTGTACGACAACCCGATGCAGCGCTTTATAATTGCAACAGACGCTACCATCACAGACAAAGCTACTGCTGTAGCTGCCATTTTTGAGAACTCACAGTTCGCAAATGGTGCAAGCGGCAGCACAACCACTGGCATTTCTAGCGCGCAACTCGATGTCGCAACTCTTGATTCATCAAATACCTCTCTTCCTTTGAAGATCGTTGGTATTCTTGATGACGTTGAGAACCAAGACTTCGCAGCCGCTGGTATTCCTATGATTGTGATGCTTAATAACCACGCACTGCTTCAGGCTGATTCTGAAGCGGCAATCGCTTAAGGGAGTTTAGATATGGCTATTTCTCGCGCACAACTCGCCAAAGAACTAGAGCCCGGTCTAAATGCTCTCTTTGGTATGGAATACAACCGGTACGAGAACCAGCATTCCGAAATCTTCGACACAGAGTCATCTGACCGTGCGTTTGAAGAAGAGGTGATGTTGTCTGGATTCGGGGCTGCACCGACTAAAGGTGAAGGCACAGGTGTATCATATGATGATGCACAAGAAGCCTACACTGCTCGGTACAACCACGAGACAGTTGCTATGGCCTTCTCAATTACTGAGGAAGCTGTAGAAGACAATCTTTATGATCGTCTGGCATCTCGTTACACTCGTGCCCTCGCTCGTTCGATGGCACACACAAAGCAGGTTAAAGCTGCGGCTATCCTGAACAACGCATTCTCTGCCGGCGCATTTGCTGGTGGTGACGGTGTTGCTCTGTGTGACGCATCACACCCGCTTACATCTGGCGGTACTTTTGCCAACGAGCCAGCAGTAGCTGCTGATTTGAACGAAACTTCCTTGGAAGACGCTCTTATCAACATCGCTGGCTTTGTGGATGAGCGCGGCCTGATTGTTGCCCTCCGTGGCATGAAGCTGATCATTCCTCGCCAGCTTCAGTTTGTTGCCGAGCGTTTGCTTGTATCAAACCTTCGGGTTGGTACAGCCGACAACGACATCAACGCCATCAAGTCTTCAGGAATGCTGCCAGAAGGTTATGTAGTCAACGACTTCCTAACCGACACTGACGCCTTCTTCATCAAGACTGATGCGCCAAACGGCTTCAAGCACTTTGAGCGCATGGCTTTGTCAACTGCAATGGATCCAGACTTCGACACTGGCAACATGCGGTTTAAAGCTCGTGAGCGTTACAGCTTCGGCTTCTCAGACCCACGCACTGTGTTCGGTTCACCGGGCGCATAAGCGTAGGCAAAATGAGTACGAAAGGGCGGCTTCCATGCCGCCCTTTTTTGTTGTATAGTAAGTTATCCCTGACAGCCACATGGTGTGGCTGACACTAGCCACGACAGGAGATCTAAATGGCTCTTTCTACTTTTTCAGGACCAGTACGTTCAAACGCTGGATTCCAAATTCCCGTTGTAACTACCGCAAATCTGCCAGCTTTTGGCGATGTTGCTGTTGGAACAGCTTATATGGTCAGCGACAACGGCGCGGGCAACAACGAGTATTGCATCGTAATCAACACAGGTGCTGCTTGGGTAACTGCTGTTGGTGCTGCTCTTAGCTAATAGGAGGTTCAGATGGCTGGTCCATTAAAAGCCTATTCAGCTACAGCGACAGGTGATGTCGGCCCCGGTCGATCTCGTTTACGCTCTGTTGGCTGTTACATTGCTTCGGGTGTAGCTTCGTTTACGCTAAAAAATGGCTCCGCGTCAGGAGAGACTCTGCTTACTCAGACTCTTCCCGCTGGGTACAATGAAGTATATATCCCCGATGATGGCATTATTGCCACTGAGGGGGTGCATGTTTCTGCGATTAGCGGCTCGACAACACTGACTATTTTTCTGGCCTAGTAATGGCTGGTAATGAAGTCACCGCAAAACACTTACACGCTTCCGGAGTTCTCGCGAACTGCCGGGGGCGTTTTAAAGGTTTTATAGTAAACCACGGCAGCGGGACATCTGGAAACATCATATTGTACGACAATGATTCTGCCGCTTCTGGATCTGTTGTACTGGAAGTAGATGAAAAAAGTGTAGGTACTTTTGGTATGCGGATACCGGGTGACGGCATTATATTTCAAGATGGCTTATATGTGACTCTACCTGCAAATACTTCTATAACTGTGTTCATTCAGTTAGGAGGTCGTTGATGGCGACAAAAAAGAAAAAATCTGTTAGTCTATCAGTTAAACGCGGTGAGAAGCTGCCAGCATCTCAAGGTGCTGGATTAACTGCCAAAGGCCGCGCTAAGTACAACCGGGCCACGGGTTCAAAACTCAAGGCACCGCAGCCGGGCGGCGGCAAGCGCAAGAAATCTTACTGTTCTAGGTCAGCCGGGCAAATGAAGATGCACGGTATTAGTTGTAGCAAAACCCCTAAAAAGCGTATTTGCGCTGCGAGAAGAAGATGGAAGTGCTAATGGACAACAAACTCATTGCCGGAGCGTTGCTGGCTTTTCTAGGCTGGCTTGGGGTTTCAATCATGGATTTAAAAACCGACACGGCAGTTATCGCTGTGAAGGTAGACAAAAACCACGAGATACTAACTGTCTTGTGGGGTGATTACTTGGAGAAAAGAAATGGCAATCTCGCGAGGCTCGATGTCAAAACAAATCAGTAAACCGGGGTCTAAAAAAGATGCATGTTACAGCAAGGTTAAGCGCCGTTATAAGGTCTTCCCGTCAGCGTATGCAAGCGGGGCAATCGCCAAGTGCCGTAAAGTCGGTGCAGCCAACTGGGGCAACAAAACAAAGAAAGCAGCAGGCGGAACCTACAAGTACCGTACAACCAAACTATATTGATAGTGGGCAAGTAAAACTGAAGCCGTGGTAGAATTTTTATTAACAGTATATTTGGGGGGTCAATTAATAGATCAAACACAGCGGTTCGCGGACATAGATAAGTGTATCTATTTTGCTGAACGGTTATCGAAGCAACCATCGGTGCCTATTACTGACGGAAGGAGGGCAAAAATAGTAGCTATTTGTAAACCTATACCGAAGAGATAAAGATGCCGATTGCAGAAATTTTAACAGGTATTGCTTTGGTTCAGCAGTCTGTTGCTTTCATAAAAAACAACATCAGCACTGCTAAAGACATAGGTGAAATAGCTGGTCAAATTGATGATCTTTTTCGTGGAGAGAAAGAAGCGCAACAGGCTAGAAATAAGAAAGCGGGTGGCGGTTTAGGCGATCAGTTTGGTGTAGACACTGTTGCAAAAGAAATGATAGACGCCAAAATTGCGGCGGAAAAGTTACAAGAAGTGGCTACTTTAGTGGACATGAGGTTTGGTCCCGGAACGTGGAAGGGCATTGTTGCTGAAAGAGCTAAACGAATTCAAGAAGCCAGAGAGGCAGCGGCGGCTGAACGCAGGAGAAAGCTGCAAGAAGCCAGAGAATTTGAAGAGATGATGAAGCAGATAACTCTCGTCGTGGCAATCGCAACAGTGTCTATAGGTTTATTTATTTATTTATTTGCAGTTGTTTTGTAGGTATGACTGAGACATGGCAGTACGAAAAACTAAAAAGGGCGCGGCCCTTAAGAGATGGTTCAAAGAAGAATGGAAGGATGTTCGCACCGGGAAAGCGTGTGGGCGTGGCAAGGGTGAGAAACGGGGTACTCCATATTGCCGCCCCTCCAAGCGTGTTTCTGCTAAGACCCCTAAAACATCATCAGAAATGACAACCGCTGAAAAACGTAGTAGAATATCGCAGAAGAAACGTCTTGGTCAACCGGCTGGCAAGCCACGCCGTGTAAAGCCACTGAAAAGGAAAAAGTAAATGGCAACCTCGGGTACAACTAGCTTCGAGCTTGATGTAGCAGAAATCATCGAAGAGGCTTACGAGCGTTGTGGCTTGGAAGCCCGCACTGGGTATGACTTTAAAACAGCGCGTCGTTCATTAAATCTTATGTTCGCGGATTGGGCTAATCGCGGTGTCAATCTTTGGACTGTAAAACAAGGCACACAAGCGCTGACCGCTGGGACAGCTACATATGCTTTTAGTGACGATTACACAGATCTTCTTGAGGTTGTCCTCCGTAGGGGTGGGGTCGATTATGAGCTAGGAAGAATGTCTAGAGGAGAGTATTTAACGCTGCCCAACAAAATAACTCAGGGGCGCCCTAGCCAGTATTTTTTTAATCGGCAAACTATTCCAGAAATAACACTTTGGGCGACACCAGATAGTTCAACCGATACATTGATTTATTATTATGTGAAGCGTATTGAAGATGCAGCTACACTGGTAAACACGACAGACGCCCCTTTCCGTTTTTTGCCTTGTATGATTGCCGGGCTGGCTTATTATATTGCAATGAAAAAAGCCCCTGAACGGATTCAGCTATTGAAAGCTGTGTATGAAGAAGAATTCCAACGTGCGGCGGATGAAGATGAAGATCGTGTGCCGTTAAAACTACAGCCGAGCATACAGTATTTACGGGTTAACTAATGGCTAAATATGCGTCTGGTAAAAATGCTTGGGGAATCTCGGATCGATCCGGGTTTAGATACCGTTTGGCTGAAATGGTAAAAGAGTGGAATGGTTTGAAAGTTGGCCCAGACGAGTATGAGCCTAAACATGAGCAGCTAGAGCCAATTACTCCGGGCCCAGATCCACAGGCATTGTTTGAGCCACGACCGAATCAAAGAACAGAATCAGCGGTAGAGTCCCTCCTACCGCTGAACCCTTTCCAAAGCAGTGCTCAAGGCAGTGCAGTAATTACCGTGTATGAAAAAGCGCATAGTAGAGTCACTGCAAGTATTGTGCGCTTTCGAGATGTAGCTGGATTTGATGGTTTTACAAAAGCAGTAATTGAACAGGCAACTGGGTATGTTATAACAGTTATTAGTACAGACAGCTATACATTTACCGCAGCGTCAGGAACTGCTACAACAGGGAATCAACGGGGTGGCGGCGGCACAGCCACAGCAGGTCCGGTGACATTGGTGATATAAATGAGTTTTACATACGCACAACTACAGACTTCTATTCAGGACTTCACAGAGAACTCTGAAACGTCTTTTGTAACGAACCTGCCGGTATTTATCCGTGGTGCAGAAGACCGTATCTTTACGCTTGTTGATCTTGAGTTATTCCGTAAGAACGCCACAGCCCAGCTTACCGTTGGTGACCCTTATCTTAGTGTGCCTACTGATTATCTGGCTCCGTTCTCGTTCCAGATTACCACCACGAATTACAAAGAGTTTCTTGAAAACAAGGATGTGAACTTCGTGCAGCAGTACGCTGTCGATGCGGGCATTAATACGACACCTAAGTATTACAGCGTGTTTGACGTAAATAACTTCATCGTTGGCCCAACCCCTAACTTAGCTTATGACGTAGAATTGCATTATTATTATCGTCCAGCCAGCATCACCGCCGGGGCGGCTTCTGGCACATCTTGGCTTAGTGAGAATGCCCCGAATGCTCTTCTTTACGGTTCGCTAGTAGAAGCGTATACTTACATGAAAGGTGAGCAAGACATGATGCAGTTGTATGAGCAGCGTTTTGCTCAAGAAATGCAACGGCTAAAAGATTTGGGTGAAGCTAGAGAGAATAGCGATGCCTACAGGAGAGGTCTACCTGATAGGCCACGCACATAAACAGGAGTAAAGAACGATGGCAACATCAAACGCAGCAACCACCTATCTGGAGAGACGGATTCTTGACTATCTGTTCAAGAACGACTCACTCTCCTTTGCTTCGCCGGGCAATGATCTTTATGTCGGCCTAGCTACCGCTATCACTGATGTGGAGACAGGAACCGTAACAGAGGTTCAGGTCGATACTGACGATGCAAATTACACACGCAAGCGCGTTGTAGCGGCGGACTGGAAACAGTCAACTTCTACACTGGCTCGTGGTATTGGAACAACAGACACTGAAATCCAGATCACAGACGCAGAGGCATTTCCGACATCAGGCACCATCGTGATTGATGACGAGACCATCACCTACACAGGCAAAGATGGCACAGCTAATGCGGATGTTGACGGAGCAGTCAGTGCTTCAGCCAACGTGGTTCTGGATGGAAACAACGGAACAATCACTGTTGGTATGATTGTAACAGGCACTGGCATTAGCGGCACAGTAAAAGTTCTGACAGTCACCTCACAGCAAGCAATTGTTCTGGACACAGCAGTTACGCTGGCCGATGACACACTGCTAAACTTTAACGGTGTAAATACCTTGACAGGTTGTACACGCGGAACATCAAGCACAACAGCGGTTAACCACGTTACGGCTGACGTAAACGGTGCGGTTTCTGCTTCTACCACAGTGATAATGGACAACGTGTTCGGCACCTTGGTAGTTGGCGCTCGTATTCGCGGCACAGGTATTACTGGCCCAGTTCATGTGGCTTCTATCACTGCACAGGTCGGCGCAATCGCCGGTACAGCTACAGTGGTTCTGGATACAGCCGTCACAATCTCTGACGATGTAGCAGTGACCTTTGATGCAGAGTCTATTGTTTGTGATCAGCAGCAGGTGATTAACGACAACAACATCGAGTTTCCAGCAGCAGCCGGTACAGCGGCTACATACACTGTTACTCACGCTTTTGTGGCTGATGGTGATATTGCTACAGCCAATGTCAACGGAGCGACAACCGCATCAAAAACTGTGGTTTTGGATGGCAACGTAGGCACAATTGCTGTTGGCGACATTGTAACTGGAACCGGTATTTCAGGATCACCTAGTGGTATTGTTCGGGTTCAGACAGTAACATCACAAGCAAACATTGATCTGGATACAGCGGTCACACTAGCGGATAACGCTGTTCTGACTTTTGATGGCACAGACAAGTTGTTTGTGGGTGAGCTTGATGTAAGTAAGACAATTGCAACGGGGGATATCTTCCGAATCAATAGTGGTAACTTGAGCATCGAGTTGAAGTAATATGGCTCTTGTAATCAAAGACCGTGTTAAAGAAACAACCATCACAACCGGCACTGGCACGTTAACTCTTGCCGGTGCCTTTAGTGGGTTTGAATCTTTTGCCGAGGTAGGTGATGGAAACACCACCTACTACTCCTGTACGGATGGCACGGACTTTGAAGTCGGCATTGGCACATACACAGCAACAGGCACAACACTGTCACGAGATGTTATCTTTGAAAGCACAAGCACCAAAATCACATCTGATGTTAATGGGGCGGTGACTAATGACACAAACGTGATTGTGGACAATGTGGTTGGTGGCACACTAACAGTAGGACAGCGAGTGCGTGGCGCTGGTATTACTGGTGTTGTGACAATCGCTACTGTCACCAGCCAGACGAACATTGATCTGAGCGTGGCTGTTACGTTAGCGGACGATACGCCACTGACGTTTGGTGACGAGAAGATAAACTGGACAGCAGGCACTCGTACAATCTTTTGTACAATGCCCGCAGAGAAGATGATCTATGCTGATGCGTCTGACAATCCGGTTAATCTAGTTGAACAAGACCCGCAGGCTTTGGCCTTTGCGATTGCGTTAGGATAGGAAGATGGCAAACTCATTTTTATCAGAAACAGATACTGGGGTGGGGACAAGCCCAGCCAGCATATTTACCTGTCCCGCTGCTACAGAGACAACAATCATTGGCTTGAGTGTTTCTAACATAGTCACTTCGCAGATTTTGATTGACGTTATTCTGGATGCAAGCGCCAGAACAAGCGGCGCGGAAGATAGCGTGTACTTGATCAAAGCAGCGCCGATTCCGGTTGGCTCGTCTTTAGTAGTGGTTGGTGGTGATCAGAAGGTTGTTATGGAGCCGGGCGACATCTTGAAAGTTGTCTCTGACACGGCTACATCGGCTGATGTGGTGATGAGCCACCTAGACATCACATAGGAGGTATAGATGGCATACCAAGGTAATCCGCTCTACACCGCCTTCTCTACCATCAATAAGCAAGATCTTACTGGCGGCACAGGAACGAACTTCACACTCGACTACTCTGTTGGTAGCCCGCAGGATATCGAGGTGTTTGTTAATAACGTGCGCCAAGAGCCTGTAACGGCCTACACCATTAGCGGCACCAGCCTGACAATGACAGGCAGCATTGTAGCCACAGACGACTTCTATGTGGTGTTTCAAGGCAAAGCCCAGCAGACCGCCGTGCCGGGCGTGGGGACGATTACGCAAGCTATGTTTGCCCCGGGTCTTAACTTAGGCGCTGGTTACTTTCAAGGTAACAACGGAAATACAGGCGATACAACAAACGGCAAGGGTGATATATTCAGGGTTAACGCCCAGACGCTTACAAGCAATGTCACAATTGCAACCGCAGATAATGCCACGGCTGCTGGCCCGCTTACCATTGACACCAGTGTTACGCTGACAGTTGATGGCAACTTAACAATACTGTGAGGCAAGTATGGCTTCGATATTAAATGTAGACCAAATCAACAACGCGGCGGGTACGTCTGCTGTCACGATTGATGCAAGCACAGGCAAGCCATCGTTTCCTAATGGTGCGACACTGCCGGCGGGTAGTGTAATTCAGGTTGTACAAGGAACATACAGTTCTAATGTAACTATTAGTACTGGAACGTATACCTTTACTGGATTAACGGCTACCATTACTCCTCAATTTGCAACCTCAAAGATACTGGTACAAATAGAGCAACAAGGCTGTAAGGCCTTTAATGCTAATACTGGAGATATAAACCTGAGATTACAAAGAAACAGTAGTGATATCTACAAATTTGCTCTTGGTTATTTTTATGGTATTTCATCTGAATTTCGTTCTGGTATTTCTGGTTGTTACTTAGACAGTCCTGCTACAACAAGCGCAACAGTCTACAGAACAATGTTTGCTGCAAATGACGGTGGTAGTTGTGTTATGCAAAATGACAATGCAAATACTGTTTCTACAATCACCCTAATGGAGATTGCACAATGAGTACTCTCTATGTGGATACAATCACCGAAAAGACCGCTGGCAACGGTGTGCAGATTCCGGGTCATGTGGTTCAGGTTGTACAGGGAATACAATCAACTTATGTTCAAAGCAGTAGTACAAGTTATGTAGCTTCTAACCTAAGTCAAGCTATAACCCCTAGAGTATCTGGGAGTAAGGTTTTAATAACTTTGAGTATGCCCTTTACAGTTATTAGAGACGGAAACTCATTCGCAAACTTGTTTCAACCTAGATTGATTAAAGATGGCTCAACTCTTGTTGATTTTTCAAATGCCAATACAGGTATAGGCATTGAGCAAAACTCTGACGACAATATTCAATCGGGTGGTCTTCTTGATGTCTTTAATTATCAATACTTAGACACAACTACAGGAACCTCGGCAATCACATATAGTGTTAATTTTGCCTGTCGAATTACAACTACTGGTTATGTTGTAGTTAATGGCATCGGCAACCCTGCATATTCACAGCAACTTAGTGTACCATCCACACTAACCCTAATGGAGATTGCACAATGACGAGCATATTGAAAGTCTCCGAAATCCAAGACCCGACCAACAGCAACACGGCGATGACGATTGATAGTGCTGGGAAGGTGACTGCGTCTAATCTGACCAGTCCCGGTCATGTGATTCAGGTTGTAAATAGCTTTTTAAATTCTCAAGTAGTGGTTGGTACGAACACTACTTTTACAATAGCTACAATTAATTTTACGCCAAAATCGGCAACCAGCAAAATACTTTTGCAGCCATATATCGCAGTGTGGCAGGGAGGTAATACTAACGCAGCTTTAGTGTTGACAAGAAACGGCGGCGTTCTGTCTCCAGACCCTGCCCCCAGCATTTTTAATACTGCTCCGACTGTGCCAACTGGAGGTATCCGATATTATGATGACCCAGTTTACTCAAACAACTACGACACTTTGCAAGAATCTATGTTCTATATTGATAGCCCGTCCACAACTAGCCAAGTAACGTATGTGTTTTCTTTTAAAACTGGTTCATCCACAGGTTATATTAACTGTTCGTTAGCGCAAGGCGCGGCCCAAGGATACGGTTACGGCTCAACAGGGTTGGTTATAACAGAGATTGCACAATGACCCTAATTTTAGACACACAGGAGTAAACAAAATGAGCATATCACAAGCACTCACAGAACTAGGCATCACAGAATGGGTGTTGCGCGGTGAGCCAACCACTGAGGCTGAGTTTAACGAGATGTTCCGTAAAGTAACCGGAGCAGACGCTAATGGTTCGGCAATCGAAAGCAGCAACGTGGCTGACTGGGGTACTGACTGGGCAACCGTCAACGCAAAGGCAGCAGAGCTTCGCGCAGCAGAGCCTATGAAGCTACTCCGTGCAGAACGTGATAAACTTATCGCGGCT